TGAGACTGTGACTGAAACTCTTGCAGATTATATGCACTTGTATCAGACACTAGTGGGTGACAATACTGATAACTATAAAGGGTGTCCTGGTATTGGGCCTAAGAAAGCAGTAGAAATACTTAAGACTCCTACTTGGGACAGTGTGCTTACAGCTTTTCATAAAGCTGATCTTACAGAAGAGGATGCACTAGTACAAGCAAGGGTAGCTAAGATATTAAGAGCTGATGACTATGACTTTTAAAACTGAGGAGGTAATATTATGGGAGCCGTCAAGAGCATGATGTATTGTGATGAATGTGGACAAGACAAGGAAGATCACATGGCATACTGTAAGAGTCAAGAGTTGAATGATCAGTGGAAAGGTGGTAGTACTAACATACGTCCTAGTTACTACGCTAAATATAAAATTGATCCTTGGACATTTATTATAGAGAATCAATTAGGGATGGACGTAGGTTCGGTAGTTAAGTATGTGGTACGACACCGTGATAAGAATGGTGTTGAAGATTTAAACAAAGCAATAAAGTGTATTGAAATGATGAAGGAGTTTTACTATAATGAAAAAAGTTAGAGAGTTTCATGAGAAGATGGAGTTAGCCATTGATCAACCTTACAGCAAAGAGTTAATGGACTTTAGGTTACGGCTCCTCTTTGAAGAGATACAAGAGTTAGCAAGTGCAGCTCTTGATATTGAAACTAATACACACACAGAAGAACGTCATGTTATGATGCAAGACTTACTTAAAGAAATGTGTGACGTAGTATATGTGATTAAAGGTATGGCAGTATCATTTGGGATGGACTTTGATAAAGCATTTAAGTTAGTCCATAAGTCTAACATGAGTAAGCTACCACTAATCAAGGATGCTAATGGTAAAGTCCAGAAGGGCTTGAACTATGAGCCTCCGATACTGGAGGGATTAATTAATTGAAATCAAAAACTAAAGAAATCTATATAGTTACTAGAAGACTCAAAGAAGAACAAGGACGTTATGGTTTAGATGAGTTTATATCTGCTACTCCTGTACTAGGTCTAGCAATGGAGGAAGTAGATTATATGAATTCACACCATGAAGAGTATCCAAATCAATGTTGGGATTACCATAGGGTTCCTTATACTGTATTAGTTGATGAAAAAACTGGCTTAGAAGATACGTCTTACACAAACTTAACTAAACAGGAGTTGCTAGATGCAGAAGAACGAGAAAACTCAAGCTTGTCCTAGTGTAAGAGCACAAGTAATAACAAGGCGTACCTACAATAGACCTACAGAGACAGGCTATGAGACATGGGAACAGACAGTTGATAGAGTTATACGTCACCAAGGATGGCTATGGGATAGAGCTTTAGGTAAGCCTAACCCTGATGGTGTGTACTATCAGTCTGTCTGTGCAGAGCTAGAAGAACTACGTCAGCTTATGTTAGACCGTAAGGTGATGGTATCAGGTAGGACACTGTGGTTAGGAGGAACTGATGTAGCTAAGAAGAGAGAAGCTAGTCAATTTAATTGTGCTCATCTTAAAGTGGAGACTATTCATGACGTTGTGGACTCTTTGTGGCTCTTGTTACAAGGTTGTGGAGTTGGCTTTACGCCAGTTGTCGGAACGCTTAGTGGGTTTACGTCACCCATCAACACCATTGAAGTGCTCCGAAGTAAGCGAACCAAGAAAGGAGGACACGAAGGAAACAAAGAATCTTTTGATGCCGATACCAGGACTTGGACAATTACAGTTGGAGACTCCGCTGAAGCCTGGGCAAAAAGTATCGGTAAGCTTCTGGCTTACAAAGGGAAAGCTACAAAGCTCATTCTCGATCTCACACAGCTCAGACCAGCAGGGCAACGGTTAGCAGGGTACGGCTGGATCTCCTCAGGTGATGGCCCATTGTCCAAAGCCTTCACAGCTATAACACAGATTCTAAACAAGAAGTCTGGACAGCTGCTGAGTAAGATGGACATACTAGATGTAATGAACTGGTTAGGTACGGTGCTATCCTCTCGTAGATCAGCAGAGATAGCTTTGGTTTATCATGATACTCCAGAGTGGGAGCAGTTTGCTAGAGCTAAAGATAACCTTGCTACTTCTCCTCACCGTTCTCAATCTAAT